CGACTTGTTTATGTTAATGCTTCACACGTCAACGAACTTTATAAGCCAGTAAACAGGCCGGTAAGGATTGAGCTATGAAAGAAAAGTGCGAAAAGTGTAATTCAATTCTAGAGCTCTGCCCAGCAGACTTGCCATATCACGAAGAACACTGGAGCTGCCCTAACTGCGACTCGACTTATAATATTGTTGAGGAAAATTTAAACAAACCAAACTATATGTACAACCTAGAAGAATTAATAACAACTTTTCAAAAGAACTCAATTTTAGCTAGGGAAGAAAATAACAAGGCGATCAACTTATTCAAAGAAAACTCTCCAGGAGAGCCACTCCCTGAATGGTTTACTAGAGAATTCTGCATAAACAAAGCTTTATCTGCCATGTGTCAGGAAATCTTAGATCTGAAGAAAAGTCTAATGACCAATAAAACTAAATCAAAGGTCGATAGTTCTGAGGATATTCCCTCGGATCCTTGAAGATTTCGGGTAGTTCATCTCCACCACCATAAGCCTCAGCTTTAATGCGCTCGAGTTCGTTAATGCCCATGCTTTTGAGAGGTTTGGCGAACAGATGCGTGAATATCGCATACCTTAACGAGTCAAGGGCATGGTCATTCTCTTTCTTAGGTTTATCAATGCCAGTCATCAAACTCTTAGAATCCCAGACATAGGACTGGAATTCCTTAATGAGGTTATCGCATTTGCGACAGATCTTGAGCGTCCCGTTGTTTAAGAGATCTCCCACTTTGCGAATTCCATCAATAACCTCATTCTCGGCCTCGAAGATGTTCGCAATTCCCTGCCTTTGGCATTCGACCTTAAAGCTAGCAGCGCTCGGATCAACATAAATAGCTTTGATTGGCCTATCTTGTGTAAACTTCTTTAAGTCGGAGGCGTACTCACTGTCCGTCTTTTGCCTTTGATGAATCTTCGAATCGAAGTAATACTCATCTTCAACCCAGATATTAGGGTGTTTATTAGTGTTAACACCAACCAAAGTGAAAGCACAAGGGTTAGTAGTCCCATAGTCAACACCGACGATGTAATATTGAGGGTTGTTTGCCGCATAGTCGATAACATGGTATTTCGGGTCGAAGAAGTCATAGATCGCTCCCTCCGCTTGAACCCATTTGCCTTCAATAAATCTTTGATACCATAAACCACGATATTGTCTCCTAAGATATTCTTTTTCATCCTCGGTGAGCTGAGGATTGTCATCAAGGGTGAATTGCCAAGACCGAACATCCGGGTTGCCGTCTAAGTAATCCTTTTTGAGCCAATGATACGGAGAATCCGGATTTGTAGTAGCAAATATTTTAGCACCACCCATAGCACAACGGCTAATAAGCATCTTAAAAACCGATTCAGGAATAATCGTAGCCTCATCAACATATGCCCCTGCAAATGTAGGTCCTCGTATCTTAGATTCAGCACGCTCATCATCTGCGCCAATAATATGTACAGTTTTGCCATAGATATGTAACTCTCTCTTTCCTGAATAATGTTTAGCATCTAATCCTACCATAAGCTCAAGTTGGGGAAAAGTATTGCGTTTGAAGGCGTCGTAGGTTTTACAAATTAGGGCATATTCGCCTTGCGGGCCCTTCATGAGCTCCTTAACAAAGCGCCATAGGCTAATGAATGTCTTTCCTGAGCGAACAGCACCTTCCCAGATATTAATCCGAGCGTCCGATTCTTGATAGGATTTGATCTGCTTGTCGCTAAATAGTTTCATAATTTAAAGAGGGCTACGGGGATTAGCCGCGCCCTAAGTCCAATGTACTCTTGGCACATTAGAAAAGATATTTAGTTTTATCTAACTCCCATCCATCAACCGTTCGATCTAAATGCAATATAGCACTACAATGAATACACATAGATTCCTGTAAACGCGAACCATTGGGAAAGATCTTAAAATAAGTAGCTCGATTGGATTTTTCTTCCCAATCAGTAATATCGCAGAGTCTACATCGGGGATATAATGGCTTGGGATCATATTCATTCATTAAAAGATATCCTTGCTTTCCAACCTACTGACCCAGGAAAGTCGGTATTTCCGTCCTTAAAAGGAGAGCGAATTATTATCTCCTCCTCCTCAATTTTAAATCTTTTTGAAGTAAAACCAGCAAGAACCCGTTTTTTTAATATCTCTACAACTTCTTGCACAACGGGGTCATCCTTAGAGGGGATAAAATTACAATCTGGGAAGTGTGTCCAGTCGCCATACCAATCATCCATCCGATTCATAAAGTCCTTTCTCGGGTAAACAAGGAAGAGAAGTCCAACATATTATATATATTTCCTCAGAAGTTTCGTCTTTAACCCATCTTTTAGATTCTCGATCATATTTACCCAAACAATATCCAAAATCTCCATAACAAATTACAACCTTATCAAAAGGAAAAGGATGAAGCAGATCCTTTTCGATCCAGTTATTTACATGACTGCATCTATAACAAAAGGGATGTTTGATTAGGTTCAAGTCATAATCATTGTTGGGATATTCTCTCTTATCACCATCAAGCAGATTCATTCATAACTCCTTATCCATTTGCTAGCCACCCCAATATATCATCCAATTCATAAACTCTTCCAACTAACTTACCCCATTTGTCAAACTCGACAAACCATCGTGTGGGTGCGGAATATACCGCCTCAATCGTCTGAGAGTCTTTGGTTCTAATCCAACACTTCTGCTCATTTTCGGGCTTTTGCTTGTTGATATCAATCCAATGAATCATTAGTTATGCGGCTTTTTGAATTCGAGAGCCATATGTTTCCAATGAATAAGTTCTTTCTCAAGCTCTTTAATTCGCTCCTGGCAGAAGTTACAGCCTAGCTTCTCAAACCACTTTCTTATTAGCTTCATTTTTCTTCCTCTTGAATGATATGTATCTTACACTCATTTATCTCATCTATAATCTCATCAAACTCATTCCGAAGAACAATATATCTCATATTGATAATACTCAGTTCCATTTGGAGTTCCGCAATCTTTTGATTAGCTCTCATTAGCCCTTCCTCACGAGTACGCAAAAGTTCTCTAGGCACTAGATCCATTAAGCCTCTTAAGTTCTTGATTAGCCTTGCGAAGACGATTGATCTCTTTTAGAAGAGGATCTTTGCTACGAATAGTTTCAGCCCAATTAGTTCGAAGCTCTTCGATCTGCAGCTCCATTAGCTGCATTCGAACCTTATCAAACTCTTCCATCTAAGCCTCGATTGTTTGAGTCTCTTGTATGGCCTCAGGAATGACCTCTTGTGCTTGAACGAAGGTAATCTTAGCTGTATTGACCAAGACCTCGCCAAACTTCAAAATACAGGGATCCTTGAGCAGTTCCCCATAATGATTAAGTGCAGCATCTCTTGATTCAAAGTCTTCGAGTAAGACTGCATTGAATTGATCGATATGAATAATGATTTTAAATTGTGTCATCTTGTTCCTCATTTATTTTTGATATTTCCCAGACTTCAATAGATTGTAGAAGCCTGAGGTTAATAATAATGCTGTTAAAGTCGGCAAGTTGCCAGGGCGATGAAAATGTCTCCTTGATCCTAGAAATTGCTTCCTCTTTTGATTCCGCATCAATTTGAGTATGAATCTCGCTATTGCCAAAGCAAAAGGTAACGTTAAATCTCTTGAGTTTTCTTTCCATCAGACTTATCTAATATATTGAGGAATTTTTCCACAAGTGTTTCGTTAGATTGTTTATTTGAATGATCTTCTTTATCCCATCCGAATTTATTGCGCATTAGCATTTGAAGAGATGCTGTGTTGGCGTCTTTATTTGCTCCCCTCGCACTGTCTTCAACTACTTGTTCCCAAATCTGGTAGCCAGATGATTTGGCTCTTTCTATTTGTAAGGGGTTGAAAACAGAAGGGTCTTCTTTTATATAAGTATCCATAGTTTGCCAAGTAACTGTAAGGTCATCCTTCTCAAACCACCAAGATTTTTTAGATTTGCCTTTTGCCATGTGTGCTAAATAAGAATCAAAAGCTTCTCTCTTTAATTCATCAGTAGTGAGTTTTTTAGCTAATTTGTTGCCTTTCATGAATGTCATAGAACTACTTTAATCCTTTAGTTCCAATCTTTACCAGTAAAATAATTTTTATGTCTAGTGTAAATTCATTAAAGTTCTATACTGATCGGAATATATGGACAAAAAATCGATAAATTACGCAAATTCTCTTAAGCAGGTCAGATTGATAGCAATCACAAGCGTTTTGAGTGTGCTATTGCTATGTGCTATTGAATCGCCAAATGTTCAAAAACATGAGCTGCTAAACAAAAAAGGATAGAGTGGACGGACCAGAAATAAGTCATTATGATCTCGCAGATTTAGCGTTTACGAGGGAAATTTATAACAAATTTGATGCCATTGTGCGAGAAAATGGCGATGAGAGGTTTTCAGAGTCTATGTTAGCTACGCTTTGGTTAATGAGCGGTATGATTGTAGCAGATTTAAAGTCCCGTGGGTTGGCTTTCGAACCCAATTTGGATCATTATTTTAACTCCATAGCAATAAGAGTATTTGGCTTGGAGCCCCATAAAGAACCTAAAAAAGAGTAAAGTCCCAATCCCAAATCATCTTGATAAATGTTAAAAATCCCATTATGCCCTCTTTCCGTTATCTAATAGAGTATTATAAGCCCTAACCTTATCTTCTTCGCTAGAGTCTCTATCTTCTAGTGTACGTTCTGCTTGTCTATTTTCTTGATCTCTTTCTTTCATGAGTTCTATGTAAAGCTCCTCACTCGATGGTATGTGTATATCCACCAGTCTAGCAAATACAAATGTTGTTGATAATAGTGTAAAAATAATCGTCGATTTCTTTTTCATAAATCCCGGCCATATGTAATTTCAATTTTTCCCATGGTAATTAAAATGATGACCGGGAGGATTTATTTCAAGTGGATTGAAGCAGATCCGATAAAAGGTTTAGCTGCTTAAGCTCAATATTGTCAACCAGAGTCTGAATTTCATAACTAAAAAGCGAGTCTCCATAGGTTAATAGCAATAAAGCAGCAAGCGAAAGTTCGGGATCAAGTTTAGCTTTTAGCGGCATAAAGTCTTAGAGTAAGTGAAATAGTCGGAGGAGAAACATTAATATTTTTTTTATTCTTAAGTAGATTGGCAATTTCTATCAGCGAAAGTTTTTTATCAGCATGGGGTATTTTTTTCTTTACATCTTGTATCGCATTATATAATTTGCGAGTTGATTTAATTGGACGTCCTATTCTTTTAAGATCATATATACAGTCTATTCCTCTCTTTAAATAGTTTTCTTTAATTAGCAATACCCCAGAAGCGGTGATTTTTAAATCTTTAGCAATTTCTTCATAGGTTCTTTCGTTGTTGTTATTTTTATCTAAAGCTAAAATTACTTTGGCGCGTCTCACGGATCTTTTATCTTGGGGTCTTTCATTAACCAGTTTTTCTAATGTTTCCCTATTTTGATTAGAAAGATATACCTTCTTTGCTGAATAACTGGCCATTTCTAATTACCAAGTTGCCGGTTCATCATCTTTATCACCTTTTGATCCTTTAATGGATTGTGTCAATTCTTGAATCGCTTTCGTCAAATCTTTAAGACCGAAAGAAATGTACTTAATATTTTCTTCAAGTGTATAAACTTTCTTAGGTTGTTCGCTCATTTACCCTCCAAGGTCTGATAATAGCTAGTATGTTGTGCAGTTTCGCTGCTTTTAGTAGTATTTAAATATTTAATACAATTTGTTAAGGAAAAAACTCAAGAATTTCCTTGGTTTGTTAAGTTGCCTAATAGTATATTCTTTAAAAGTCATCGTCCTCAAAATTTTGATATAGCTCTCTATCTGTAAAAGGCCTTACCCAAATGTTTATAATCTGATCGTTCAATATAATCTGCGTAGGCTCAAGAGCCTCTTCCTGGAGTCGCGTTATTTCTTTAGGGTTTAGAGCCAGATCTAAAAATATCTCGTCATCGACCTGTTCGTGTATTTTTCTCATCTTCAAAGGTTTGTTTGGTTTGATTTTCGATAGGGATGATTCGGATATAAGTTCCAGGTTTGGAAGAATAGATCTTTCGCGCGCGTATCTCTATAATTTGAGAATCGTCTTTAAATACTAAATTGTTTAGTACATCGCTTACCAACTTGAGCATATTATCTACATCGGGCCTTTTCATATGATGAATAGCTCCATTAAGCATGGCGGCAGTTTTGCTTTTAGATGTTGCTTTTGGTATAGGCATCATGAATACAACATCCATTGCAACTGGGACAGTAAGAGGTTCTTCTCTAAATTGCGAACGTATTTGCCATTTATACCCTTCTTTGAGTTTGGCGTTAGGGTCGTAAGTAATGCTTTTTCCTCCGCGTCTAACAGTACGGGCTCTCGCTTGTGGGATTGGATCCCCATAAAGATCTAATGAAATCATATGTACCTCCTCCTCTAGATAAGAAACAGGTGAATTAATTTCAATCTATTAGATCAGAGAGTTTTAGAGCACCTTGCGTTTTCTCCTCAATTCTGCGTGCAATGAAAGGTTTCATAGGATGCCCACGAAGATATCGATGAAGGGAGAATCTTCCTATTTCACAAAGACGGCAGAAATCAATCTGCTTCAATTTGTGCTTTCGAAGATAAGTGTTGAGAGCGATTACTGTCTTTTGCATATTACCATCATAGAGGAAATGAATCTTTTTTGTCTAGTGAGACGTTTTTCTTGTGATAAATGTCACAGTTTTGCTAGAATGAAATCAGAAAGAAAACCCTGGGAGAGAAAAATGAATAACTTAGAAAACGACAGAATTCAAGAAGCGTGTTGGGAAGATTTTATTGCACTGTATGATTGTTCAGAATCGTTTTCTGTTCTTGTTCAAGATGTTTTACATCCTTTTGAGGCATGGATAGATAAGGAATATGGAAGATACGATGACAGTGCTTTAGAGAAATTATTTTATTCTTTATGGAGTTTTGATTCTGAGCTTTTATGCAAGGACAAAAGGGTTTGCATTGAGGCTTACATTTTATATAGAGATTCAATGAAGAAGTTGAATGAATTAACTGAAAAATAAAAAACCCCGTGTTACAGCACGGGGTATACAACTAAGGTAATGTGGATGTGTTCCGGTTATAAGATTAGCTTTTCAAGCTTATTTTCTAAAAGAACTTTCTCCAGATTGACCTTTAAGTTGCATCCAATGTAAAAAATATTTTTACAGGAGAACTAATATGATCGGTTACAGCCGTGATGATGCGTGGCCCAAAGAATGGGAAGACGAAGAAGAACCAAAGGAGATAGATTATGACAGAACAGATGATGAGTGAACAAGTGGACAAGCTTTTTGCAGCCATCTGCAAAGCTCAAATGGAAATAAAGGTTGCTCCTAAGGACAGCAATAATCCATTTTTCAAAAGCAAATATGCCGATTTACAAACAGTATGGGAAACTGTGAAGGGTCCATTAAGTGCAAATGGTCTTTTTGTTGTACAGCCGTCTGTTCCAAATGGAGATCATATGTCTTTGATTACCATTTTAGGTCATACAAGTGGTCAGTGGATTAAATGTATAACTCCCATGAATCTAAGGCCTACTAGAATGGATAAAAATGGGCAGATATATGAAACCCATCTTAGTGCTCAGGAAGTAGGGTCTTTGACTACATATTATAAGAGAATGGCCCTCTCTCAAATCACTGGTTGTTATGCTGGTGAAGCAGATGATGATGGAAATGAAGTGTCTGGCAAAAGAGTAAAAGAACTAATTAATGACGATCAGATTAAGCAATTGATCAAATCTATCGGGACTGATACAGAGGCTAAAGAGATTATCTTAAAGAGATTTAACGCGAAGGCATTTAGCGATATTCCTAAAGAGAACTTCGCAACGATGATGACCTGGTTAGAATCAAAAAAGGAGAAAGCTAATGGAAAAACAAGAGTGGCTTAGGCAACGTAAGGTTGGATCCAGCGATGCTATCGTGATCATGGGATGTGCGCCAAGAGATTGGAAGATCAATACCCCATACAAGCTTTGGAACCAGCGCATTAATGACACGCAAACTGAAACCAACTATGCGATGGAAAAAGGCAAATTCTATGAAGAGGAAGCCGTTCAGTGGGCAGAGGATCATTTAGGCGTTCTTCTTGAGCGTCAGAAGTCTGTGAACCATACAGACAATGACTTCATGACGGCTACATTGGATGCTGTATCTTATGATGGGCTAGTAACTGTCGAAGTTAAGGTATCTGCCAATGTCAGATCTCAGCTTTTGAAAGGTGTGATTCCTTCAACGTATTATCCTCAATGCCAGCATCAGATGGAAGTACAGCAATCCAGAACTCATTTTCTGGTGGGATATGTTCCCGGAACAAATGGAGATCCTGGAGAAGGGGCTATCTTAGAAGTGAAAAGAGATGACAAGTATATTGCAGAAATGGTCAAGAAAGAGAAGATTTGGTGGGATTGCCTAAAATCGTATACGCCACCAGAACTTACAGTTTGGGATTATGAGGAGCGTGAAGATGAGCTTTGGGAAAAAGCCGCTTTTGAGTTCCTTATGCTTGAAAAAGAACTAGACCAGTATGAAGTCATCAAAAAGAAGCGCGACGAGTTTAGGGAGCGTTTAATCGAGCTTGCTAACGGTCGTAATAGTCGAGGGTCGGGAGTTAAGCTGACTCAAACCTTTCCGAAAGGAAAAGTGAATTATGATGTAATCCCTGAACTTAAACTTGTGGATCTAGATAAATATCGATCAGCTCCTCAAGAAAGATGGACCATTTCAAAGTCAGGTTGACTTAAAGTGTTCTGTTAAATATCTTGGGAAATGAATAAATTCTCACCTAGTTTTCCATTTTTTAATTTTCCCCGCTTTCCTTGAAGCGGGGTTTTTTATTTCTGTTTAGGCGGTCTTCCTCTTTTTCTCTTAATCGGAATGGTTTTAGGCTCATCGATCCCTTTAAGCTTCTTAATTACCCACTTAACTTCTTCAGCCATTCCTTTGATATTCGTGTTGATTTTGACAAGCTGTATCATTATAAAAAACAGGGAAATAACTAGAGAAATCGATCCAATCATACTGAAAATAGTTGCTATAATTTCTGGTTCCATTTGGGAATTCCTTTGGTGAAAGATGTAACAGTAGTAAATATAAAGAAAAAAGGGAACCAGTTTCCTAGTTCCCAAGGTTGAGTATCACCTAGGAGGTGATGATACCATCTTAACACAATACGCATTTTGATGAACAAAAAAGAGAGGCGGTTGAGACCAGACTCCCAAAATATCCCGTAAAAAGTTGACGCTCCTTACTAGAGAAAAATCCTAATCTACTGGAGAAAAGTTCACCGTTTTTGTAAGTTCTTGGGTTACGGCAGAGCTTTTAAGGAACGCTAGCCAAGCTTACGATCAAAGCGCCAGTTCGACCGTTTGGAGGTGGTGAGCCTCGTTAAGAAAAACATACTCCAAAAAGATTTATGTGGAAATAAAATTTAAACAATTATAGGCTGACGCTACAAAACGAAAGAGAGAGCCCCGACCAAGGTCCTCCCTCTTTTAACACTGAAAACGATGTTAGACGTAATCATAGCAAATCTGCAGATTAAATCAACAAGAAAGTGTTAAAAGAGAAGGTTGCAGGCGGGGCTCTCCTAAAAAAAGAGGCTTAAATGCGTATCCCAGCACCCAATTTTACTGCCACTCCAAACGATTTGTTTGATGAATGGCTTCCACTATTAAGCCATGTAGAGCTTAAAGTTCTAATGACGATCATGAGAAAAACCTTTGGTTGGCATAAGATTCGAGATCGAATCAGCTTAAGCCAACTTGAAAAGATCACGGGATCAAAAAGATCGGCCATCATTAAGGCCGCTAAAAACCTTCAAAAGATGGGACTAATTTTTAAAGAAGTAGTCGGCGAAAAAGGTTTCGAAAATACTGTTTATGAACTTGTTGTCATAGAGGATTCAAATAATTTTACCCAGTCTCCTGGCGAGACCCCCCCCAGTCTTCCCAGAAGACCCACAAAAGAAACTTTTCAAAATGTTTCTAAAGAAACTTATAAAGAAACTTCAAAAGGCAAAAAGAAGGAAAAAATAGACCTATCACCTAAAATCACCTTCAATTCCTCAACTCGCAAGTTTGAAGGTATAACTCAAGAAGATATCGACACTTGGAGAAAAGCTCACCCATCGGTGAATGTGAATAAAGTAATTGATGAATGTGCTATCTGGGCGTTATCTAATCCAAGGGAGCATTATCGAAAATCGATCAATACTTATATGAAGAATACTGAGAAAAATCATACTACACCATATATTCCTAAAGACAAAAATGAAGTCGAGTTTTCCTTAGAAGATGTAAAAACCAATAAATCTTTAGCAGAAAAATGGGAATTGGAATATAGCAAAAAACGCATGCAAAACTATGATATTCATGCAAAGCCATCAAATGTTTTATTTTTATTTCCAAACAATGTTTCCGAATCGTTAGAATTTAATCATCCAACTGAGGAGTTTAAGAAAAAATGTCAACAATACCTGAACAGATTAAAGATTCAACTTTAAAACACGAAGAAACTCTAAATAAAATAGGTTTTTCTATACATAGTATTAGAGTAGATGAAGACGAGAGAACTTTATATTTTGATATTGATCTTTATAGTGTTATTATTCACAATATTAGAGTAACAAAAGAAGGAGATTTTTACAAAATCGAATTACCGATAGGTATACATTCTCCCTGGTCTACCCCCATCCCTGTTATCACTTTTTATAATAACGATATTTGGTGCGCAATTGGTTATAGCATCAGGGGAAAAATAAGAGAAACGCCTTGGATAATTTCTTATTTTAGTGAACATGATTGAAATCGAATTAAATGTGCTAAAACACCAAGACCCTAGTGGATATAGCCAAATTGATTAATAGTCGATCCTGAGGCGTTTAAATTAGCAATGTGAGGATTTGGCTAACCGAGAAGGAAACCAGAAAACCAGGTTAAACCAATTCCAGGGATTATAGAACAGGTTTTAGTGCTGCCAGTGGCATATACATAAAATTTTACAGTATCATTAGCGGTTAGTTTTATCATTAAAGAATTGGAAACGGAGAATCCACCGCCTCCGATATCTTGTAAATTTCCTTTAATAACGGTAGTTGAATATATAGAAGCATTGACTATAAAACCAAAACCGGCAGCTGAATCTGCTGCTGTCATTCCACTTAATAAAGCATTTCCCATAAAAATATAAACTCCAGTTACTGGAGCCGTAAATATGCCATTTGTATTGAAGTTGGAATTTGGATCATATTCTTCCGTTAAAGCAACATTTGTTCCTAAAATATAAACAGTGCCATCTCCAGTGACATTATTATCCCCTCCATTTAAATAAGCCCTAAATGACGGTTGAAGAGGAAGTAATCTTCTGCCGGAAGTATCCATAACCCATGTATCATTCGTTCCAAGAACTGTTCCTTGAGATATTTTAAGCTTATCTGAATCGGAATTATCCAATCCCATTTCGAAATTTGTAACTCCAGAAACATTCCAGTTAATAGTTGGATCAGCGGCTGTACCCCCTCCGACTCTAATTATTTCACGGGCAGCTGAAGATGCAGTATTTGAAGGATTTGTAATGGTTAAAGTATTGGTGACACCAGAAATTGAGGCGCCAACTGTGTTATATATTCCATTATTTGAAGCGACCATAAATTCCTTAAGTTACAATAATATTTCCATTTGCATCTCTAATACGCCATGTAGTATTGGCAGTTATACAAACCATTTCAATACATGCGCTTGATTCAGATGATCCAACAGTTCCAGTAACGCCAACGGTTGAAGCTGAAGCTCCAAGAAGTATAGTTTGTCCAGCATTCTGTGTAAGAAGCCAACCTCCAGCGCCCTTCCCGACTATCACAATTGTACTTCCAAGAACAGCTACCATAGGCAGAAGCAATTGAACTGGTGAACCATTATTGGTTATATAACCATGATCGACAACCATTTGGGTTGGACCCACAATAGTAATCTCTGACCAGGCTATACCTCCTCCGGTAGAAGTAATTGTTACCGTAGATCCAGATGCAGAAGTAGAAGTTGATCCAGCACCGAGAATATTCAAATTATTTGCCGCAGGAGCAGCTGTTCCTACATCTGCTGTATATAGATTGGCTATTTTACCATTTAAAGAAATCGTAACAGTCGATCCAGCACCTGAAGTTGTGATTTGATTTGCTGTGCCAACAACATTAAGATTATTTGCTGCTGGCGTAGCTGAACCCGCATCTTCAGTAAATGTTGTAGGAACCGTAGCGCCTGCGGTAATAGTGATCGTATTACCTGCCCCTGAAGTTGTAATACCGCCAGTGCCAACAACATTGATGATATTAGCAGCGGCAGTGGCAGAGCCAACGCTTTCATTGAATTGAAGAGGAACAGTAGAATCTAATGTAATAGTAAGGGTGTTAGTTCCTGGATTTCCAGTGACAGTAAGACTTGCGCCAGTAAGAAGCTTAATATTATTGGCACCATCAGGTCCAACAGCTCCACCAACATCACCTGTAATCGTTAGGATTCCGGTCCCTGAAGTAGAAAATTGCACCCAAAGTCCTGATGTCGCAGTACGATCAATCATAATCCAAGCAGATTGGCCTTCAAAGATCCAGATATCGAAAATTTGAAAGTTCTTAAAATCTCCAGATGTAGGAGCGCGTTTTTGATCTAACCATTTACGTACTGGAAAGCTGTTTGTCGCCGGATATGTAAGTGTACTTTTATCTACAAAAGGCATAATTCCTCTTTAAGCAAAATATGCTCCGGTTAATCTAATTGTAGTTGTATTACCAAAATTCGTATTATCAAGTTGTGCCGCTGATCCCGTACTGCCTTGAAATTCCCATATGGCAACAGAAGTAGAACTTGGACCTATTAAACCCGTACTAATAAAAGTAACAGAACCAACAGTAACATTCCCAAATGTTCCACTTAATGTTTGGTCGATACTTGCAGTAGAATTACTTGTTACTGGCAATCCTGTGATTGTTGCAACCCCAGTGGAACTTCCCTTAGCGCTTAATTGTAAATAAATATTTACGTATATAATCCTTCCAATTCGCGTATAAAGTCCTGATTGAGTAGTATAAGTAAGGCCAGTAGATGCTCCACCAAATTTAACCGCAGGAGTAAACGTTCCTTCCTGATAGTGAGTCAGATTACTTTCACCTGGGAAATTCAGAGATAAAGTTCCGGAGGCACCAGCTTGTATAGTTGTTGTAGAGGTTGTGTTAGTTGAGCCTATTGTTAGCCCTTTAACAGCTCCTCCAGTCCCTATTGAAATAGTTGTCGCGGAAGCATCCGTACTAATTCCCATAGCGCCCGTGCCAGAATTATGGGTTTGTGCCCCATTTGTAGAAGTTATATTTAACGCTCCGCTTCCGCTTTGAACTGTAGTTGCTGACGTGCTATTCGTAGATCCTAGAGTAGTAGTCTTAACTGCTCCACCCGTTGCAATTGTTACTGTCGTAGCAGATGAATCATTTGAAATAGATAGAGCACCTGTTCCAGAATTGATCGTGAGAGTTCCATTTGTAGAAGTAACCGCTAAAGCCCCAGATCCGCTTTGTATAGTTGTTGCCGAGGTGGAATTTGTACTCCCTAGAGTAACTGTTTTAACCGCTCCCCCAGTCGCTAAACTGACTGTTGTAGCCGAAGCATCCGTTGAAAGGCCAAGTGCGCCTGTTCCTGAATTACCAGTCCAAGTACCATTGGTTGAAGTTAAGGCCAGAGATCCGCTCCCCGACTGAACAGTCGTTGAGGAGGTACTATTAGTAGAACCTAAAGTAGTAGTTTTAACAGCAGCGCCGGTAGCTATTGTTACCGTTGTAGCTGAAGCATCAGTACTGATACTCATAGCACCCGTGCCAGAGTTATGAGTCTGGGCGCCATTAGTAGAGGTTATATTTAAGGCGCCTGATCCTGACTGAATAGTAGTAGCACTAGTAGAATTCGTAGATCCGAGTGTGGTAGTCTTAACTGCTGCTCCTGTTGCAATCGTAACTGTGGTTGCTGAAGCATCGCTAGATATTGATAAAGCTCCAGTTCCAGAATTAATTGTCAAGGTTCCATTTGTCGAGGTTACAGCTAATGCACCCGACCCGGATTGAAGAGTGGTGGCTGAAGTAGAATTCGTGCTTCCGATTGTTGTTGTATGGGCATTAGCAGACGTTCCGAAGCTAGCTCCGCCAGTACCGCAATTCACGGTAAAGGAAGCAGTTCCGGCACTATTGCCAACTACTACTGCTCCAACTGTTAAATTGTCATATGCCATAATTTTTAAAATACCTGATAGTTTGTCCCGTCAAATAGAAGCGAGACAGCTTTATAATTCAATATAATGGTATAACTTAATGCCCCATCAAAACCAATAGCACCACCTACTGAGGTGAGAGTAATAGTATTTGTAGCTGCGAATCCCCCAAAATCTTTAACAACAAAAATAGTTCCTGTTGCTGGAGCATTTGGGAATCTAAGCGTTATCGGAGCTACAGAACAATCAACGCCAAGATATTGATCTGCTGGAAGAACAACATATGGGGATGTATTTACATTCGTATAAGTGAAAGCAGAACCACCGGTATTACTTATAGTGATCGTTCCTGCACCATTAGAAATCCCGATACCAGCACCCGCTGTTAATGTGTTTAAAACAGGCGTGAGTCCTATAGAGCCGATTAAAAGCTGTCCATTTGATGGATCTGCGGTCCAGGAAATTGTACCCGCGCTTCCTCCACCAATCGGTATACCAAATTGTGTTTGAGTTCCTAATTTAGCGGCAAGTGATGCAGGCGTTACTGCATTTATAATATCAGTTCCAGCTATAGCTTGAGCGTTTGAGGAAAGTGCTGTAACGCCAATTTGAGAAGTTGTTGCTTGTATTCCAAGAATGTTTATCTGATGAAGTGCAGCTGTGCCAACAGTAGTAATCCCCATTACAGTATTTGCAATGAGATTAAAATTATTCATTGCGTCGGGGCTAATCGGTCCGCCGACATTTCCTGTTATGGTTTGGACTGATATTCCACTGCCGCCACCGCCAGGAGAGCTTAATGGACCACCCTGAGACATTAGACGCCCCCAGTTCCGCTCACTACCTCACACCAGACAGAGCCACTTGCAGGGGCTCCAGCTACTTGCTTAACATAAAATTGGGTTCCTACTGATACAAACAAACCATCATCTTGAATTCTGTTTGTAGAAAAGTCATATAAAACAAAGCTTGATGCAGCCAATCTAATATTATCACTTATTGCATCTAGAGAAATGTATACTTCTACGTTTGAGGAATTAACAAATCTAACAATTCTTGCATGATCCGTTAAAGGAGTTCCAATGGCAGCATAAGTACCAGATATGCCACCGAACGCAACCTCTCTAACAGGATCAAATTTTGCTCTTGTTCCGTATGCCATTTATTTCCCTTAAGCCTCTAATCTTCCTGAGAAGAATGTTGTTATAGTTGCGCCACCGAGAATATCTACAGTTGCTGCCGCTTCACCAGTTACTGCAATGGTGATGGTTGCAGTGTTAGTAGCCGTCATATCTGCAAGGACACTTAATGCTACTGTTTCGTCTTGTGAACCTGCTGCTTTATTAAATACATATTGATAAGTGCGAGCCGTAGTTACAATATTCAATGTCCAAGTTGTGGCAATGGTAGCCCCTGTAGTTCTTACCTGAGCTCTAAGGTCATAAATACCGGTCGCAGGAGCAGTAAATACTCCTGAAGTCGTAGCATTAGTTCCTCTGTCGAATATTTTTGTGAACGCAGCGCCTGTACCTAATGTGTATGAAGTACCATCCCCTGTTACGTTAACTACTGTTGCAGCATACGAGAGCAAGAAGCATGGGTTAGTTGTAGCAAGAATGTTACCAACAAGTGTAATGTTCCCAGAGCCAGAATTAATTGTAGTAGCTGATGTAGTGTTTGTGGATCCAAGAGTTACAGCATTAGCGCCTGCGCCAGTAGCAAGAGCAATAGTTTTACCGCCAGTAGAGTTGGCAATATTAATTGTCTGAGCACCTGTTCCTCCAAAGACCGTTGCAGTTCCAGTGTTAGCTCCAGTACCGCCTATGTTCAAAGTACCTGATGTTATTGAAGGCGCTAGAGTTACTGTTCCTGTTGCAGCACCATCTATACTTAAGTTACCTGTACCATAAGCAATCGTTGTAGCTGATGTAGTGTTTGTGGATCCAAGAGTTACAGTTTTTGCAGCAGCTCCTGTTCCGATAAGCAATGTTGTAGCTGAAGCATCAGTACTGATACTCATAGCCCCAACACCAGAGTTGATACCTAATGTACCCCCTGTTGAAGTTACAGCAAGCGCCCCTGATCCTGATTGAACTGTTGTTGATGAAGTAGTATTTGTAGATCCCAATGTTACGGCATTTACACCTGCACCATTAGCAATTGCTACTGTTTTACCACCCGTTCCTGTGGCTAAGTTCAATGTTTGAGTACCTGAAGTAGCATTCCCTGATAGGATATTAACTGTAGAGTTCGCAGCTGAAGCACCGCTCGATATGTTGACTATTTGAGCAGATGTAACAACTCCTGTTCCGATAGATATAGTATTGCCTGAAACGCCATTTCCAATATTTAAGGTCTTAGCGCCGCCGTTATTACCGATTGCTATGATCTGAGCCGCTGTTGAGGGAGCAAGGACAAATAATCCTGTTTGAGCTCCTGAACCACCGATTGTAATAGTTCCTGTTATCATTGCATCACCAATTACAACGGATCCCGCAGTTTGCGTATTTCCAATCGCAATTACGTTAGCACCTGTACCACCAATATTGATGGTTTTAACAACGGCTGCTCCTGTACCAATATTAATAGTAGTCGCTGAGGCATCTGTGCTTATTCCAATAGTTCCTGTTCCGGAATTGATTGTGATCGCACCTGTTGTAGTGAATGAAAAGCCACCAGATCCCGCTTGAATAGTCGTAGTTGAGGTGGTGTTTGTAGATCCAACTGTAACTGTTTTAGCGCCCGCGCCAGTACCAACGTTTACGGCGTTAGCTGTTGCATCAGCACTGATGTTCATCGCTCCAGTACCGGATGCTAGGGACATTGCAGAGTTAGTAGAAACTAGAGAAGTACCACCGGAACCAGAAGTAATCGTTACAGAAGTAGCGCCAGTTGCATTACCAAATGTATTGATACTTGCGCCAGTTGTAGCGAGAGTCGTAGCTCCAACAGATGTTAACGTTGTACCGGCTTGTAAGGTTGTAGTAGTGGCTAATGAACCAGGAGTTGTAATTGCAGCAGGTAAGCTAAGAGTAATCGATCCAACGCCTGCAGTTGAAGTGATCTGGCTACCAGTTCCGGCAATTTGAATGTTATTGGCAACAGGGCTAACAACAGTATTTCCTGTATCTGTTAGTGTATTTAAAGGTCCGCCTGTTCCGGCACTAATTAATGACCAAGTAGCTACTCCAGCTGCAACGTTATCGAGAATATAACTAGCCGAACCATTTGTATCGACCCAGATTTGTCCTAAACCAAATCCCACATCTCTAGTTGTAGGTGCTCTATTTGCTACAACAGGAGCATCTTGATATGCAGTGAAATTAGGCTGGGGAGTTCCTGAAAGTGCATTTCTTTGTGTTTTTTTGGCTGGCATGGATCCTCTTAGGGGTGTAAAATCTTTTCTTTAAAATATGTTAAAGGGAATGGAATGTCAAAAAAAGATTACGACTTATGTTAAATAGGCAAGTGATGTAATATAGTGCTAAATGATGGAAAAGAAATATTGGACAATCACTCAATTCTGTACTTATTATCGATGGCCGACTTCAGCCGGAATGAGACATAGATTTGCATCACGTAAAACAAATGGATATGATTCGGCTTTCTTAAGAGATGGGATAAGAATTATAATCGACGTTGAAAGATTCTGGGAAATATTGAGAGAGAAACAGGTTAAGAAGGAGGAATGATATGCTTAACTATATTTTTTATGGTGCAGTTGCGATTTTATTAATTTCTGGAATTTATTGGAGTTTTCCGCATGGCAAAAAAAATTAAAGAAATAAATTTCGAAAAAATAACCATACTTTTGACATGCACAGCGATTTTAATATCATTTTGGCAAACTCAAATAAGTATAATTAAAGACCAATCTGATATAAAAGAACGGGTGAAGTCCCTAGAAGTAATAATAAAAATAAAAAGTGAGAATAATAAAAATGGAAAAGACTAAAGAAGAAAGATTTGAAAATATATCTGGGAATATATGTTTAATTGTAGTTCTAGGAATTGTTTGTTGGCTAGGGTTTTATGTCGTTAGAAATGTTTTTAATGCGTTCTCGTGTGAAATAGAAGCTAGTTATTCATCTTGTTTATATCATATACAAGATCTTTTTAGTATAATATTTAAAGGGACAAGGGCATAAAAATGTTAACTATATTAGGAGTTGCCGGACTCTTCCTCGTCATTTCTTGGTTTGACTTTTGATTTATCAAATTCTCTTTGAAAAATAGAAAATATCTTTAGAGATTCTGGGATCTTATTGCTATTAATCGATTTAAGCATCTGATTGGAAAGATTTTGTAACCTGGGATTTGTTAAAAGAGAATTAGCTACGTTTCTTCCGACAATCGTTCCCAAAATCTTTTTAATAAAACCAATGTTGCCTGTTGCAATTGATGCCATTAAACCGAAAGTTTTTCCGGCATCTAAAAAATCATCCAATTGTCTGGGGCTGAGAAGCTTACCAACCTTGGCTTTTTTAGCATAAAATTCATTAAGTTGATTAAATTCCGTTGCTAATTCTGGACTAATATCTTGTAAACCTTTTTGAAGAGGAGCTTTCAATTTATTAAGGACTGCCCTCCCCCCTTCTTGACCCTTTACTGTCGAATTTATGTCTTGCCAAAAGTCTACAATATCATTAAACCCCATTCTGCTATTTTCGAAGTCTTTTACATCATCTCCTAACAACCTTTTAAATCTTGGTCTAATTGAATTTAATGTTTTATCAAATTCATCTAAAAAAGATTGCATTTTCTCTCTAGGTAAATATGCCTTTGAATCTTTGGCTCGAATTTTTAAATCTTCAAACCCCTGGCCAATTTTTTCTCCAGCTCCTTTTAAAGTTTCTGCAGTTGATTCTTTTTTCGATGCAAATTTTCCAAGTTTTCTTAATTTTTTTTCAGATTGTAAAAGAGGAGTAATCTCTTTATCTGAAAGGCCCTTTCGTCTCAAGAACTCTACTGATTTTTCTTGAGCTTTTGATGGTGATAATTTAGATGATAATTTCGGACTCATAAAGGCCGATAATTCTGCTAAAGATTGTAGGCCTTCTGGAGCGCCCAATTCTTCAGCTATTTGACCACCTAAAGCTCCAAGTCCAGTACGCACACCTTTTGCGACTATTCCTTCTCCGCCTCCAGCTGCTTGAATAGCTAATCTTCCGGCTCTCTCCAGCCCTTTTTCCAAAGGCTTATTAAGTGTTGGGAATGATTTTTCAATCATTTTCGTTTTTTTATCTGAAGGAACAATCAAATTTGCAATATTTTCAGGGGAAATCGGATTCAATTCTTTAGAACCCTTGATTAAACCCTTTAAAGGGGCATTTATCAATGATCTTTTTCGTGAAGTGGGTTCCTTAGGAGGTATTATTTCAAATCCTGGAGGAAGGGGAGGATATGAAGAGCTTTTAGATTCTAATTCAAATCCTTCAGGTAAAGGCGGCAAATCTATCCTATCTTCCATTTACCATCCTTTAAAATTAACCTTTGTCCAGTTTGAGGATTTACAGCAGTTGGTAATTTGCTTTCCGACTTTTTCTCTCCCTTTCCTGCTTTTATTAAATTTGAATCCTCAAATTTATCTTCTAGTTCTTTTTCTTTTTTCTGAGCAAAAGGCTTTAATTGCTGCTGAACTAATCTTCCGATATTGCCAGGAGGAGGGAGTCCATTTTCTCTATAATAATCTTCTAATTGATCTGTGATTCGTATTTTTTCTTCTTCCAAATCTACCTGATTTTTATAGAATTCAAGCAAAGCTTCATTAGCTTCATTTGATTTACCCACATCAAAAACAGCATTTTTTAAGATCTTCTCAAGAAATTGATTCGGTCTTCCAACGGCGGATTGCAAATCGGCAAGGAAAAAGTTCTTAGCAGCAGCATTAAATACCGCCCCTTCTGGAGATGCAAATCCTTGTATACCTGTCATATTGGCTAAATTATCTCTAGAGAAAAAGCCTAAATCGCGATTTTGTAATGCTTCTTCTGCAGAACCTAAAGAACTACGAGCTCGTTGGACAGCATCACGCTTTTCATTGATTTGATCTAAAAACTTTTCAGATCTTTTAATTTCAGACTTTTTATATGGAGCCTGTTCAGCTAGACGCATTTTTTCTTCGGATTGAGCCGCTCTTCCAATATTTGGATCTGCTGAGCTGAGCGCAATTCTTTGTTGAGGAGTAAGAGCCGCTCCTTGTGAGCCTGCACTTATTGGGCCTTGTTCTAGACCTTGTTGATTTAAGGGATTTGCATTTTGACCAGAAGGATTTAAAATTTGCTGAATTAAAGCATTTTTCTGTTGTTGTTTAAGTAATGGTCCTACAATTGCTGGATCGAGATCAGCATAAGCAGTTGGTAAACCGGCTTTCTCGAAAGTTTTTCTTTTTCTATAACTTTCTATTTGTTGAGAAAGACCTTGAGAAGCACCAACTCCTAAAGCTCGGCCTAATTCCTGAGAAAATGTTGGGTTTCCTGGTAAATAATCTACTTCCGGCATAATTTATCCTATAACATTAGTAAAAGAGGTAACAATTGCATTAACATTTGAGATCCTCCGAGAATTCCTTCTTGCAATCCGGATTTTTGTTTTGGAACAAATCCTTGCGTTTTTATCCCCAAAAGTTGCTGAAGATTAGTAAATGGTTGTTGAGAATATCCCAATGCTTGAGGAACTGCGCCCATTTGAAGTCCTCCACGAAGAGCCCCTAATCTTTCAGTGAGATCGGCTCCAGCTCCCCCAAGGGCCTGTTGGAAAGCCGAAGAAGATTGAGCTCCTGAACCAAGACCTGAAAATCTTTCTGCAATACCAGGAATAATTTGTTCATTAAATTGTCGCATTAAAGGAGCTTCAAATTGGGAAGTGTCACCACCTAATATTTTTTGAAGATAATTTTCACCAGATTGAAATAATGGATTTTGCTGGATATTCCCTGATTGTCCGTTCATTGAACCAAGAAGTTGATGAAGAAGGCCTGATTGCTGTGGATTTAATGTAGAAAAAGAACTATAACCTTTTGGTTTTTTGCCCATCATTGGGGACATTGACATAAATACCTACCTTTTGCCTGATACTATCAAATATTTATTTTAGTATATAGCTAGTTTTTGAGGAATTCGAGTACTATCGCACCTAAAGTGATAGCAGGAGCTCCGCCACCTTTCGTAATCACAATATTCGTAGGAGTCACATCGATCTGTATTTGATTCGCAATAGCCGTAGCCGATACATAAGGAATTGGAAAGAAATTAATTCCATTAGTCGCTGCTCCATAGATATGAGTGCATAGGACAATCCCTGTAATTCCGTGAGCAAAATTTAGTGAAGCATCACTAAAATAAAATATCTTTCTAAAAGTCTGTCTTTTCGTTTGAGGATCTGTGGCTGTTGCCCATTGTTCTCCAGCTACAACCTCGACTAAATCAAAAGTTCCAATTTGTTTATCATTAAGTCTTCTTGCAATATCGGAATAAACAAAAGTTAGGACTTCTCTAAAGCCCTCTTGATCGGCAGGAAAATATTGGGTTGTAGGAAGATAAATAGCATTAGTATTAATTGGGCCAAATGTCAAAAGATACTTCCATATGTTAATCGGCCACCATTTGACATCCATAGCATCATAGCATGAATAGTAACATCGGCATTTGAAATAGCTGGATCAAACATCTGTTCATCATCAAAAGTAAGTTCCAGTTGAGCAAATTGACCAATAACTGAAAAATAAGTCCTTATCCAGACCTTACTTGAGAAATTAGACTGCGGAACAACTGCGTCTTGTTCAATAGTCGTATCATCGTTTTCATCTAAAAATACGCGACAAGTAAATGCAAGATCATCATCAGTTTCAACAAAAAAATCCACATTCTGAAGACGCATTTGATCGCCTTGTTTCAAAAATGGATTGAATCTCTTAGTCTCAATAATAAAATTATTTTTTACTTTTATAAAACCACCAGAACCATAAACTCCAAATGTTGTAGTATCAACATTTATAAAATTACCATTTATATCAAGCGTTTGAATGATAAATGTATTTGCTGTAATTGGTTTAGAAACTCTATAAATATTCCCATTTAATTGCGTCATACCAACGACTTGGTCGATGATAATTATAGTTCCTTCAATGAGATTATGATTAACCGAAGTGATGACACCTGGATTGGCATTCGTTGCGCCGGTAATAGTGAGAGAAAAGTCATTAATAATTGGACCGCGATTAATATTAGTGAAAACAAATCCCTGCTGATTTCCTGCAACGATTAGAGGGTAATCGCTTTGAAATTGACCTGAATTCCAAAGATCTGGAGTTTCTTGCCATTGTTGAGGTAAATTAGCCCAAGTTGTATCCGCAAAAGGTTGGAATGTTCCAAAACATGTGAGTGAATCATTAAAGAAGGCATATGATCCATCTAAATAATTATAAATTAGGACTCTATTAGGAAATATTGGGTTTTGATCAGCACTTGGGAATGTCCAATAGACTAATTGCTGTGTGAAATCTCGAATGCCATATACGCGCTTGACACCATCATTTCCGTTGTGGATGTTGAAAACTTCATCAGGAATAATCTGATCTATTCTTTTCACGCCTGTTGAATCACAGGTCATAATACCATAATTTCCTACACCAATAATCCCTGCATCAAAAGGTATCATTGAAAAGGTACTTTCAACGCCTAACTCAACATTTATCCTTTCCCAAATAAACGGGAGAAGCTCGTTTCCAGTATAGCGCAGTTGCCAAGTTGAGCGTTCAAAAAAGACGATTAATGTATCTTTGAAAAATTGAGCTGAAATAATTTCTTCGGATGTTGGAGCATCTATAAATCCTCCCTTTCCGGCTACATCACTTCTCCAAGCATTAGCTTGAAAAAAGGCAGGATCCTGACCAGCAGGAACAGCCCCTGCCACATAATATGGCGTACCATTTTGAGACCAACGAGCGCGTTGTCTAAATATAGTTGATATCCCAAAGGCCGATCCTTCAGTTGTGTTTAGCATTACAAGTCTATTTCGATAGGCTATAATTAATAAAGACCCCATTAGGAAATTGGCACCATCGACCTGAGGAAGGAAATTAAACCATTGGATCCCATCATAAAATCGAATTCCATCGCCTAAAGCAGGATTTGTAGCTACTGGATTGTTCTGAAATCCTAAAATATTATTTGTTGCCCAAAATGCACTTAAATAATTTTCAGTCCAAAAAAAATCAGAATTTGTCCCTGTCCAAGAAAATGGAGCTGCATTGCCTGGAAGATTAAAGCTAATATCTATAAATGAACTTGATGAATTAGAGAATGAATTAGCTTTCCTTGTATCAAATCCAATTAATTGTTCTTCATTGATTGCTGTTAATTCACGAGTTCTTAAACCCATTACGGGTAGATTATTAAATGTAGCAGCCATTCCTATGCCAGTAACTAAACGACCTAATTGGGTATAGCCTCTTCGTCGTTGAATTCGCCCTCTAAATAGATAACAATCCTCTAAATTAGGAAATGCATCCTCTGGCAAAAGCCAAGGTTCCATGTCGCGTTCGACACCAACTCGCATATTTGCAATTAAAAAAGGCTGAGCCGTCATTAATTTCCTATTGCAAAATAAAAGTAAGTTAAATTACTCGCTGGAGTGGCTCCTCTAAATGCGGTAAAACCACCTGTTGTAATCGTCCCAACATTTATACCCGCTTCATTTCCAGAATTACTAGATGTTTGAGTTAAAACAATTGAATGTACTCCGCCAACGAAAGTTCCGATAAATACAACTGCTTGAGATGTAACACCCCCAGCCATATTAAATTGTCCCCATTTCAAAATGACTCCTCCTGGAAGAAAAGTGGTACCATTGGGGCCAACAATATTAGGCGTGCCATTTGTCATTTGCACGACCGTTCCAGCATCGCGCCTGAAAAATAATTCAGTTTGAGTAGCTACTTTTGTATAAATAGTACCTTCAGTCGCTGCACCGGCAGGATCTCCGGCTTGATTTGGCATTTCAACAAATTTATGTTTTCCAGCACCAGCAGCATTGAAATCAATATGATTTACATCAAAACTTGTGCCAATGGCCGTAAAGTTATTTAATATATCCCCTTGGCTTACCGAGATTAAATCAGTTGATTTTGGAATCGTTGGTTGGAATGTCATAAGGCCTCAAATAGATTTTATTACTTTTACCCTTATATAGCATGTGCTATATTAGATGGAAAGGGGAGGTTTATATGAATACTAATGAAATTAGAATTGGCAGAGTATTTGCCATGATCGGAGTAATTTTGGTTGCAGTTTTATGTGCATGGTTCGCAAATATAGGGTTGAAGATTTATGGTGTATGGCACCAAAAAAAGGAAGGTGAGGCGGAACTAGCTCGAGCTGAATCTAATAGAAGAATTAAAACCCTAGAAGCAAAAGCCGCTGAAGAAAGCGCAAAACATCTAGCTGAAGCCGAAATTATCAGAGCCAGGGGAGTAGCGGCTGCTAACCAAATTATTGGAGATTCATTGAAAGGAAATGAAAGTTATTTAAGGTATTTATGGATCCAGGGTCTTCAGTCTGAGAAGAACCAGGTAATTTATGTTCCAACAGAGGGTAATCTTCCAATATTAGAAGCGGGAAAAAGATGAGTAAAAAACTTCGATTCTTCTCAACGTATTTCCAATGTCCTTCATGCTGGATTGATTTTAAAGACACGAATAGCAGATATTTTCCTCAATATTTTACCGAGAATGAGGAGCGTTTATGTGATTTTTGCGAGAAAAAACCCACTGAATACCAAGTTTTAAAACGACAAATCGAATATTTACATGATATGCCGCCACTATATCTTTCTTATTTTTTGCAAAACCTTGTAAAACACCTAGAATTAAAGGAATAACATGGATGAAAAAATTACCCTTGAGCAATTAGCATCTGCCCTTGCTAAAGCTTCAACCATATGCGCACCAGATGAATATCAAAGAAGACAAAACGAATTGTCGAGGATTACTGCAAGTTATTTACTCAATGAGTATTATGATGTGATGGAAGCTAATGATGAATAGGCTTGTGTAGCTCAATTGGTAGAGCATTCGACTTGTAATCGAACGGTTGAGGGTTCAATTCCTTTCGCAAGCAATTAAATATTCCCAAAAAGATTGCCAAAAGGAAAACCAACACCATTATTTTGTTCATCATAAATCGTTGAAGTTCTCTCGGAAGTTTGTTGAACTATCGTTCTTCTCAAAGCGAGTCTCATATATTCATCGAAAATCGGTCGATATTTTTGATAATTCTCGAAATCGGCATTATCTTCAAATATCTTCAATGAAGCTCCAAGGCTAAGCATTTGCCACCATTCGAGAAGTTGAGGATTATCTGTAGAATTTATCAAAGCGGTTGGATATTTATAGGCCTCAAAAGAAACTGTATATGTCTGATCTGGAATTGGATAAACATAGATCTGATCTTGAAAGAACATGACACATTGAGGTCGAGAGGCAACATAAGGAGTATATTGAACATTAATTGGATTACCAACCGGTATTACTCCTGTAAATCCTAGAGCATTTATACTTATAGCCCCTGTAATATAATTGATACTTCCTCTTGTATTTGCCGGAAGAGTTGATATGTCTGAAGGAGCAAATAGATTTCCTTGACCATCATCTACGAGGGTAAATGTTGGCGAAATTCCAGAAGTTACATTAGGGGCGCCTTCTGCCGATATTATCACATTCCAATTTAGAAATTTTGCTGCAATATCTGTTGCTATTGAGCTAGAAAAGGCGCCGGGAGGATTAGGTTTAAATCCTTGGATAATCGGAAGATTTGTTAAGAATTGACCGGTATATGTTAGACCAGATCCATTGGTTCCATCTCCTGTATAAACTTGTTGTTGCACGAATTGAATTTCAGAGTTATTTCTAAAGAAATTCTGTCGGCTTTGAGTCATATAACATTGATATCCACCAATAAATACAGGAGGCATAGTAGTAAGATAAGTATCAGTCGGAAGATCATATACAGGAACATTTGCTTGAGTTGTAAATTGGTAGTTATATCTTAAGCTTTCCATTTTGATATGTTCGGACATATCCCAAAGATAGAAAGTATTTATATATTGATCGATTTCTGCATCACTGATTTGGGAAACTGAGGGACGTCCAGTAATTCTTCTGATTTTAGTCCGGATAGTGGTTAAATTTGTGTTAACAGACATATGCCTACCTTTTACCTCACAAATATCACAAAATCTATGTAAGGTAAATAATTATTTTGACTTAAGTCTCTGGTATTATATTTCGATTGTTTACGACGCTCTCAGCAAGAGTGTTTGAAACCTCGCCAACTGGTATGACCTGTGGGCTCTGTGAGGCCGAAATAATGGCAAATGCGTCGAAATTTCTTGTATCGACGTCTATTTCAAAAGTTGTGGGTGTTAGAACTCTGATTTCATAGATATTTCCATTAACCTGAGTCATCCCAAACTTTACTGGAAAGTAAAAACGCACAAAGAGCCCGCTATCATAGCCATGATCTTGAGTTGTAGTAACAACACCGGGGTTTGTGCGAGAGATATTTGAAACTGTTTGTCTATTAGGGACAAAGAAGTTGGCTATACTCATCCTACGTTGAACTCCATAGACTCGAAACCATAACGTCTTATGTATTTAGCGCTACTATTTAGAGGAACATATGTAGGGCCTAAACCATCAACATATCTATCTTGACTAGGAGGTAAAATGTCATTTTCTGATTTGAAACCATGTACTGGATAAGCACAGGAATTGATCTTTCCATTTAAAGCCTCTGCACAAGCATCCACTCCATTTAAGTGTCTTGCCACATATAAAGGGATCTCATAAACGCCTTCATCTGCCATCCATTTGTCAAACATGGGGACTTCCTTATATTTTCTAATTTGGATTCGGCATAAAGATCCAGGATTTTCGAAACATCTAAATCGTCCTTTAACTAGTTTTATCTCCTCTTCAATAAGCTTTTGAAGACGATCTTTACTCGATTTCGGGGCCTCGAGAACAATAGATTTCTCAGCGGTGACCGAATCGGCTATATTTAATTTTACCATATACTTCCTTTGTTAAATTAAAGAGGGAGCGGCCGGGAAGTCCCAACCCTTTAAAAACTCCCCCTAAAGTAATTAAATACTTTGGTTTTTATAAGCAAACCACTGATACAATTTGCCAGTTGTCTGGACAGTTGTACCAACCTGAATGCCTGTAAATGATACGTTATCGGTAGCATCATCAAGTAAATTACCAAATGGCTGAGATACGCTATTAATAGCAGCTTCTCCAACTGGAACTACTTGAGCAAATGTCACGCCACCAGCTGCAATAGCAGAAGTTGGGAATGCAAATGCTGTGAAACCAGTACTATTAATATTAACAGTAATCGAGTTAGTTGTTGTATTAATAGCTGTAATAACTCCCAATAAATTGTTCATTTCAACCATACCAAATACAGCCGGAACGATAATTCGTACATCTTGTCCAACGGTGAATCCGTGCACTACAGACATAATGATTACCGCGCTTGCAGCTTGGCTAATTGATGTAATATAACGATTTCTTGGGTAGAATCTAGAGTCGAAAGGTATTCTTCTCCAGAATCCAGCCGTTGCAGCAGCACCAGGCGCTACCATATAAGCTAAGTTAAAGCTTGTATTGGCCACAATTGTATCAATTGTAAAGTCAAGACCAGCGATATTTAGCTGACCAGTTGTCCCATATACACGTACGATGTCAAGGTTATTCAGACCTGAAGTACTTGCAGTTGAAACTACTGGAGGAGTAGCGTTTGTGATACCCGTAATAGCAACAGCTGCGCTAGGAGTTTGATCTCCACTATCTGCAAGGAAGGTGAATCCACCTGTAGTTGTAGTAGTTTCGATCGCAACTGTAGCAGCTCCGTTTGTTTTTAAGTTATAATATGCCGACCCAGCAGCCATTGAAGATGTACCTTGAGCTCTCATTACTGGAGTCGAGGCAGCAGCTGATCCGATATCAGTAATGTTAATCATTCTGAATTCGGAGTAACCACTTGGGAGGGCTATGTTTAGTAAATTCCCATCTGAAGTGAATGTACCTGTTAATAGACCATGTATTGCTGTACTCATTTTATCCTCCTTATCCTAATGTGCATCTAAGGTTAAACACCCATTGATCATTCAGAATTCGTGGCACTTCCGCGAATTTATAACCAACTGACGCATTCAGAGCTAAAGGTCCATCATAAATAGGCGGACGATAGATGAAAGATGCACTATAACCATCTTGTTCAACAGCAGCGAATGCTTCGCGTCCTGTGACGAAAATGTTATAGACCGTGTTTCCAAGTAACGATGCATTTGGAGTAGTAGAACCAATGCTAGATAATAAGAATCTAACGTTAGCAACTGTTCCCCATTCAGCATCGAGAGTAGATTGTTGGTTCGGATAGTTCCATTTTTGGATAAATCCAGAAACGTTATCTAACTGACCAATCATATCTGTATGGCCAAGACCAAAATACGCATCACGTACTGGCGCTGTACCAAATCTATTCTCTCCTTCGATACCTGTTAAGAAGCTATAAGCATTATTACCGCGTAGCGTTCTAACTACAGTATCCACGTCGGAACGTGTGATTTCTGTTGGGTTATCCCCGTTAGTACCGCCTACTGCGTTTATAAAGCTAGCTGTTGATGCGAGCATATCTCTCATCAACTGGTCTTCTGTCTGTCTTAAAGACACACCAAGACGCTGAGCGGCTTCGTTAAGAACAGGATCTTGGTTCTGTAGTGTTACTTGCTCATTAAGGAGCACGTAAGTACCATAGAAATCCATCTTAGCATCGATATTGATCGCTGTTAAGTTTTGTGGAGGAGGTGTAACTCCTGTATTTCCCAAAGGAACTGGAGCAGTGGCAAGTGGATTGTACCGTCTCATACGAAGAGTAGTACCACCATTTCTTGGCATTGCTTTCAGATCTGCTGGGATCTTGTGAATCATGTACGGAACTGGCACAGATAGCAGTTTAAAACTAAACGACTGCTGGACTGGTGCTGGAAGCGTACTTGTCGTTGTAATTGACATAGCAATTTCCTATTGTTATGCCTCTTAAGCGCCCTTTCTTATTTCCTGCATTTCTTTCCACATCTGAGCTTTTAACTCAGGTGTAAGACCATTCTCGAATTGATGGACCTGACCTATTGCGCTCGTCTTTCCGACAGATTGCACAGAGACGGGTTTCTTTGCGTTTTCTAAAGCCTTCTTTTTGTCTTTATTCATTGGCTCGTCTCTTTGTGGTACGAATGTTTTAATGTACTCATAGGCAAGTTCCGATTGTTGAAACGGATCATCTGCAAACTTAAGCAAGGATTTGGCTAATTGAGGCTTTGTTTCTTTTAATAACTCAATATTTTCCTTAGTAACTGTGGACATGAAGTCTGGGTATTTATGTTGCAATCTTTCATCTACAGTGGAGGCATCTCGCTCTTTAATAACCTGTTCTGCCGCCTGTCTAGCAAATTTAGTCGCGAGCCTTTTGGCCTGTGCAACTGATAGGATGTCATCATCCGCTAGCTTGGCAAACTCATCTTCTTCTTGAGGTTGCGCCTTTTTATGTAGAGAAGAGAATTGATCTTTCAATTCCGCAATCTCACGTTCCTTTTCTCGCATATGCCTTCGCATTTCTGCCCAGTTATATTCAGCGTCATTTCTTTGACGACGCTGCTCTGGGGTTTCTTGCGACTGCTCCTGCGACTCAGTAGATTCTTGCGACTCAGCGACAGCCACTGAAGTTTCCACCTCTACGCTCTTGTTTTCCTCTTCTGACATTACTTTTCCTTGGGTTTGCGAAACCCTGTTACGCCTTTGACTTAGTTGACGCGTTTACGACCGCTACGATGACAACTAAATAATTTACTTGATAACAGAGAAACGACAATAGAGTCAAAAAATATTTTTAGGGTATACAGAAAAAGCCATGATCTAGTTAAATTTTAATTATCTTCAACTAAGGAGAAAAACATGAAGAATGCAATTTTATCATTATTATTGGGTGTAGCAGCTGTATCGTTACAGGCCCATGACAGCATAGAGGACGCCTCTTTGCTTGCTATCGCAGAACCATATGGGTTCGTTCCACAACATCATGAAATAAAACCACAATTCCGAGTGTTAAGACATAATGAAAATAATTACAAATACACAAAAGTAATTGGTGGTATAGAATATAAATACTTCCAAGCAGAAGGTCCTAACTTTAATGCATTTATGGGATATTCACACACAGATCATAAGACCTATTTTGCAGCAGACTGGGATTTGAGCTATATTTTCAATTACTCAGATTATATTAACATCTATCCTATAGTGGGATTTGGCAATTCATCCCATTTTTCTTCAAGAAACAATGGAAGTGACTACCATATTTTTTGCTCTAAGTTTAATGGAGGAGTTGGATCCACATTTTTCTTTAGCGATTTAATAAGCGCAGATGTAAGTCTTCATTATTTTAAAGATATAAGCTCAACAGTAATTCTCTATAAAGGGAATGATTTCTGGGGAAAGCGTTACCACTCACCCTATGGATTAAGGGCCGCAATGGAATTAAAATTTCCGAATGTAATGTCAAAAGACATCGTTGTGGGTGGATTTTATGCCCAAACCATTAAAGATGCTTATAAAGAATATGGGTTAAATATAGCAGTGGTGTTTGCGTTTTAATGAAAAAAATAGCAATATTAACACTAATTACCTCCATGTTAATAGCAGAAGTCCCGAGCGCCGGAAGACCTAATCTCGGCGCTTTTGACGAAGTGAATACCCAGCTGTTGCAAAATATAGAAAATCACTTACAAGGAATTAGCTTAGAAATAAGAAATCTGCTCAAACTTCAGGATGAGATAGAGATTCCATCTTTCGAAGCGGATAATTTTGAAAAATTACGTTTAGAAATAAATTGCATAAATACAAGACTTGATTATCTTATATGGCTATTGGACCACTCATTGATAGAGGGTGATTACTAAATTATAGAGCCTTTAAAGCAATCGGATATCCATTTATATAGCATCGGGTCATATAGAGTAGGGTTTTTCACAATGCTGATGCAATCTTGAATACCAGGAATGGTCCATTTAAGACTAAGTTTATCAGTTCTTTTGTCAAACTCATATAAGATCTTACAATGATTCGGATATTGAGCTACCATGTCTAGGGCTTCAGGAGCTGTTTCGCGTGCTACAAACCAATTGCGGACAACGTTTTGTGCCCACATTTCTTTATTTGAGAGCACAAATATATGAAATTTGTCCTTATATTTATGCTCATTAGAATTAATCGTATCCTCTATTTCTTGATTGAACTTGAGAGCATATTCATCGAGAATTTCTTCTACTGAGGTGCTCGATTGATCTGTACGATTCAAAATATCATGAACGGCCTGACCTACACGAGCGCCTTTCATCCCAAAACGATTATATGAATATTTCTTATCCGTTGCGTCCATCGAACTCTTTCATTATTTCTTCAATATCGACTTTTGTCTTAGGTAATTCAATGATAGTTGGAATATCGTTTTTACTAGCCTTATAGTGATATGCCATACACCCAAAAAATACTAATGGGAGAAATAGGAATGAAGACATTTTCCAGCTCATTTTTTCTTCCTTGCCATCTTTTCAGAGGCTTCAAGTTTCTTGTCTAGTTTCTTATCGGCTTTTAACAAAGAATTCATTCCTTTGTCCATTTTCTTCTTAACGTCTTTAATTTTCCTATCCATACAACTACATCCTTCCCATTCAATCATTTCGGGGTTAATAAGCATAAAATCCCAATCAGGACATTCATGCTCTATTTCTTCTTTCCTTTTCGAGCTTCTGATAATGCTATAGCTATTGCCTGCTTTGGATTGGTAACTTCAGGTCCTTTTTTAGAGCCCGAATGAAGTTTTCCACCTTTAAATTCCTTCATTACTTTTTCCACCTTTGCCTTACCAGCTGATGATTTAATCGATTTCGGCCTTGGAGCCATTTTTCTTTTCATAAGTCCTTAAGTTTCTTTCTTTTGCCTGGCGTCAGGAAAATGATCAATGTTGCAAATATGGTCCACTTGGCTTTTCTTTAATATTAGCCTTAGACTTAGGAACCTTTACGCCCTGGTTCTTAAGTACATTTTTGGCAATATTTTGAGCTTTTCCGGGAGGTCTTAACATTACCATATTACCCCGGTCTGACTTTGCTATTATTCTCATGAATATCAGATACTTCAATAATGCCAGTAGCAAAACTATTAACAATCCCATCTCTATAGGAATGCTCCTTAGTAAATGTCATTAGCTTAGGGCTGGAAGGCATATTAGCAAATTCCCCATGACCCATAGGACCTTCAGGCTCTTTTTGAACAGCGAAGTCATAGTTAGCATTCCTGTCTTTTTGGCCCACAGTTCTACCACGTAAAATCGTGGGATCAGGAGCTCTATCACCGCTTTTCTTAGCCATATAATCCTAATGTTGCTGAGATTTGTATTTACTTCTTTTGCCTTCGCTTTTTGCAACGCAACCATCAATTTCACTCATTGTGTCATCGATGCCTTCATTCATTGGAAGTTTAACTTTTGGATATTGACCCATATAAACATCTTGAGGCATGTTAGCGAATTGGCCTTTGCCGATTCCTTCTTCATGACCTTCTATTCTTGCCTTTGACATACTTGTCTCCTTATTTTGGCTTTTTTCTTACCATACACGATTTGTGTAAATATGTTAAAATTTATTTTGAAACCCGCTTCTTAGTTACTGGTTTACTTAACGTTTTCTGAGTAGCGACTTCGGCTTCTTGTCGACTGTCTTCTTGGATGGCTTTGAGGATCTCGATGCTTTTAGCGATATGATCGAGGTTAATGCCCTGAAGCTCTTTAACAGCCCTAACGCGATCAAGTGCACCAGCGTCGCGGTCTCTCTGTGCTTCGGCGATTCTTTCGACGGCAAGCGCCTGGTTTTCTTGGACACGGGACGCTCTTTCGAAGCCGAGGCCCTCGTTTGCCATTGCTTTTGCTTTGAGGTCTTCAATTTGGGCTTGGAGGACTTGGATTTGGACTTGTTGTTGCTGCTCGGCTTGTTTAGCTTGCTGCTCTTCTTGTTGACTGATTGCATCAATGAGTTCCTTCTTGTTTTGTAATGTTGAGTTTTCAATGAGAAGATTGGTAGGCACAGGTACGCCAAGTTCTCTCATTTGAAGAAGCTGCTGCATTTGCAATTGCTTCTGAGTTGCTGTGTTTAAACCATCTTCTATGCTCGCATCATATTTTCCAAAAGCTCTGTTATAGAATTGTTCAGTAGGTTCTTGGTTAATGATTCTTCGCACTTTTCCAGGAGTCCAGTTCTGCTGCATAAGACGAATAGAAAGGTTCCCAAGGAGTTTTTGTGATCTATCAAGGTTATCAAATAATCCTCTAAGAGTTGTAAGACCAGCCCCTTGTCTAAGCATAGATAGAACGCCCGCCTTATCATCTACAGCAGATCCCAAGAGCTCCTCATTCACCCCTGATATCTCCTGAATTTCTCGCCCAAGTAACTCAGAGAGTTGTATCATTGAAGGAGGGATTTGGGGAGCTTGAATCGGGACAACATCTGTAATTTGAGCAGTAGCCTTTAAGGCTAAACTTCTACCCTGACCTTGTAAGAATGCATCTTTAGGGTTAACTAGAGCATCTTCTTTAAAGATAACACCCGAATTGATCTGGGATTCTAAGATATCTAACTCAATAACTTTTCGACGATTATATAGATACTGAGCATCACGCAAGCCCCGAACAACGCCCTGGACACGCCAGGGAAAGCTGGGGATCTGCGGTTCATAGTAGCCCCAAACAGGAACAAAAGGATATTCATCAATGCCAAGAGGATTTGGTCCATGATACATCACCTTACCTTGTACAGATATTGCTAGTTTTACTGAGGGAATCTCATGATCGAGCAGAACAATTTGCGGATAAATACGGAGGAATTCTTGGAGATCATCTGGATTTCCCTTCCATTCAATTGATTCACCTGTTTGAGAATCGACGAGCATTTTCTGCCGCCGAGAGTCCATGTACCAGAACTCATCATATATGAGAAGATCTTGCATCCCGTAGTTGTACGACTCGGGCATAAATTGAAACTTGCCATCGCGATTACCCCATCCTCTGAAGTTCTTAATCTCATCATCTCTTCCAGGAAGCAAGCTTAATACTTGCTGTCTAGAGAGATATTTCCTTGTCCAGATGTCATTACAATCTGACAAGTCCATTTTTTTAAAGTAAGGATCAATCAAATAACCGTTGTACGCAACATTGTCAACCTTAATATCACCATTGACTGGATCGTTACGATAATCCATCCAAATGCTCATAAGGTTCATTCCGCCGATTAAAGCGCCTTTGAATGCATCGGAAATAGTATGGAGAATGTCGCCTGTTTGATTGGCATGAAATAAAAGCTTAGTGAACTGATCAGCAGTTTGGTCATCGCTAGATTCAACTGGAACACAAATAGTAGACTTTCGATGCTCTCGCTGGTAACCATCAATCATATTTACTACGCGGCGAATGCGATTGAAGTTGAATTGTCTTCGACGAAAGGCCGGCACATTACCGTAAATATCATTCCAAAGAGTCTGATCACCCGCATGAAAACGGTGATCGATATCTGCCTCAGACCAGAAACTCTGGTTAATCGTTATGTTTTTAGCATATGTATGATCCATGCGTTTGAGAATCGAATGATCATTGTCGATATAATAGCTATCCGAAAGTTGGGGGAATAGGGTCAAAGTATACCTTGTCAAATATTTTCTTTACACTACCTTTTTTCTCTTTTCTTTTCAAAGGTCTTTAATCTTGTCAAGATTAGAAGCGCGCTTGTATTATACGAAAGCTTTGAGAGCGCGTATAAAATCAGAGAAAAAAGAGGCAAAATGAATACTTATGAAGCTTATTGTAGTTTACAAGGCCAAGGGAATTTTATTAGAGTCGAGACAAAAGATGAAGGAATATGTTTTATATTTCGAACAGAAGAAACTGTTTATAAAAAGTCTAGATATTATAAAGTAAAATTACAGGATGTACAAAAGCTAGTTTATTTTCCTGAAAACATAACCGATTTTGATAGCTATCAAATAGATTATGTATGCATAGGTGAATTTACAAGCAACACAACTTTTCTACCGATGCGCGAAAAAGAAGTTCTTAAAGAGTTGCTTGAATATTGGGAGAAGAACAAAAAAAATGAAGACCAAAATCCCTAAGATATCGAAAGAATCCTACGCTAAGATACCAAAATGTCCTGAATGCAATCAACTTTGCGATAGGATGGAAAAATATGATTGCAAGTTCTGCAAAAACTGTAATATTTGGCTAGAAAAGAAATGTTCTGATCCGGACTGCCAGTTCTGCCCTTGCCGACCTGAAAAACCTCTTAACAATAATCCCCCTTAGACTTAAGATTAGATGTCTAAAGGGAGCAGTATTATGATTCAATTAGACTTTTTTGAAAAAAACGAAACCAGAATATTATTAGAAGAAATTAGAAAGGTGCGTGATTCATCAGAAAGAGTGCGCAAGAGTGTATTTAAAAGAATCTCAGAGTTTGAGAAGATGTTAAGAGATATAGAACAGATTAAGAAGGTTGGATGATCAACTGGGAATTACAAACAACTGGTAATCTTTTATGCAGAATAGGAAATGAGGGATTCGTCTCATATCAACCTCGAAATCCCGAGAGAGAAGAGCCAGAAACCGCTCTTTATTGTGAAGAATCTGATAAACTTTATATTCTCCTTGGAGACTGGAGAAATGACTATGAAAAAGTTATTCCTCAAGGATATAAAGAATGCTATGAATTATATCTAAAGAATATCGAGTTTCAAAGCCCTTTAAGTGATGATGCCAAAATTGATACTTCTAATTTAGATAATTGTATTTACCACTTACAGTCTATCTGTACAACTATTGATTTTATGCTAAAACAGGACGAAAATGACAGTTAACATATCACTTCCTTCAAACAACATTCATTATTCAGGCTATCAACAGATCCCTGATAGGGTTAGAATCACAGATTTTCAGTTGCAAGCAAATTATTATAAGCGGTTTTATATGACAATGTCCCATATTCAAGCAAATATGGGATTATATGCAGCGTTTAGAAGAGCAATTGAAATGCAGGAGAATCTATGAAATCATCTTATAAGTATATATTTTTTGCTATAACTTTACTCTTCTCAGGACTACAAGCCGATATTCCACATAAACAATGGAAAGAACCATTTAGTCAGGAAAGCCATGAAGACGTACAGCGCTGGATAAGCGAACTTATGCTAAAATTCTATTATGCTTATCATGATAATAATGTTGAAGAAATGAAAAGATTAAGCGAGCAGATTCAGAATCTGATTCATTTAGAGTTTGAGGCAAATCAGAAATGACGATTAAATGCTTTTTATCTGCGAAAAACATCGATTATTCAGGTTGTAATCAATTATCATCTTATATTGAAATTAAAGATAATTGTCTAATGCTTCATTGCTATGATAAATTTAACGATGACTTAATACAATTTTTAAATATACATAAAATTACCGGCGTTAAAGATAGAGTTGGGATCTGGTATCTTTATGCGAAGAAATAATACGAATCTTAACCCATTGGTTGGGGCTTGGCAATTGGATCTGGTGGACTTAGCGTATCTAAGACCCTTATGTCGCCATAATAAGACCAAGTGTTTGGCTAGCAAAGCGGGGTTCGAATCCTCAAGGAGTCAATTATGGAAGAAAACAATTTCCCTATGTTAGGTACCCTATTAGGTGCCTATCATGAAGAAATAAAAACAATAACTATCGGTGAACCAAAGCCAACGTTAAAGCGAACTTTGGAATGGATAAGCGTTAAAGATCGGTTGCCAGAACCATTTGTTGATGTCCTAGTTTCAGCTAGAGATACAATGGGGTTGACTTATAAAATTGGAGAACAATATTGTGCTATAGATCGATTTTGTATTTGGACCGATGGCGAACCACCATCATTTCGAACATCCCGCTTTGACTATGGAATCGTTAATCATTGGATGCCGCTGCCCGAGATTCCTAATGTTTGTATGGATTAGAGTTCAGGATCAACTGCCCCCTAAAGAACTTCCTGTTTTAGTATCTGATATAAAATATCCTCATATAGATTTTATACGAATTGGATTTTACGATCCAAGCGTTGGAACTCCTTCAGGATGGAGAAGCGAAGGATATAGTAATATTTCTGTAAGCCATTGGATGCCTTTACCGGAGTCACCGAAAGATGATAATTGATTGCATAGCAGATCTCCATGGGTTTTATCCCGAACTTGAAGGAGGCGATCTTCTTTTTGTAGCTGGGGATTTGACAGGAAATGATTCCTTTGATCAATGGGATGAATTTTTCAATTGGCTTGATCTGGCATCTGATAAATATAACCGGATTTGTGTTATCGCCGGGAATCATGATAATGCTTTAATTATGAGTTCAAATCGATTCAGATATTTAAGACGAGAAGAATGCGTTTCATATCTAGAAGATTCAGGCGCAGAATTCCAAGGCTTCAAGATTTGGGGTTCTCCTTGGACAAAAACCTTCGAAGGAATGAATCCTCATTGTAAGGCTTTTACTTGTGACACCGAAGAGGAATTAGCTGAGAAGTGGGCTCTAATACCAGACGATGTCGATATCCTTATCACTCATGCTCCCTTATTCGGAATTCTTGATGAAGTTAAAGATTATTACTCCAGAAATATTATAAACACCGGATCTCAATCACTTTCTAAAAGAATTACCGAACTAAAAAATATTAAGCTTCATATATTTGGTCACATTCACGAAAATGGTGGAATATGGAAGGCGAATTTGAATCGTCGACTTGTTTATGTTAATGCTTCACACGTCAACGAACTTTATAAGCCAGTAAACAGGCCGGTAAGGATTGAGCTATGAAAGAAAAGTGCGAAAAGTGTAATTCAATTCTAGAGCTCTGCCCAG